ACTATTCAAAGGGTGCGTCTACATCCGGGACTTGCATAAAGTCCTCGTGCCCGGGGGCGTCCTCTTGAAGCCGGACCAATTCAAAGTTCACTTTGGCGGCTATATGTTCCCGCTTGACTTTGCCAACGAGCGCACGAGCCGGGACGCGTGGGAAGCTTTCACGCAAAGCCAAGCCATACGATGCCCGCGCGTCGACTCCCCTTGCTTCCGGCCGGACATGGCCGCCGGGGCAATCATTGAGCGCGGAGGGGTACGGCAAGTCAACACCTATTGGCCGGTCGAAGTGCCGCGCAAGGTGGGCGACGCCGACCCTTTCTTGGACCATCTGCGCCGCGTGCTGCCGGATGAGCGCGACCGCTTGATCCTCTTGAGCTACATGGCCGCATGTGTGCAGCACCGCGGCGTTAAGTTTCAATGGGCTCCTTTGCTGCAGGGGGTGGAAGGCAACGGCAAAACCTTGTTCACCCGCTGTGTGGCAGAGGCCGTCGGGCGCCGCTATGTTCATTGGCCCAAAGCGTCCAAGCTGGCGGCGCAGTTCAATAGCTGGATGGTCGGCAAGGTATTCTATGGCGTGGAGGACATTTATCTACCAGATAGCCGCGCGGAGGTCTTCGAAGAACTGAAACCCATGATTACCGGGGGCGACGGGCTTGAGATTGAGGGCAAGGGCGTCGACCAGATCAGCGCGGACATTTGCGGTAACTTCATGCTTAACAGCAACCACAAGGACGCCGTGCGGAAGACGCAGAACGACCGCCGCATTTGCACGCTATTTGCCGCCCAACAGCAAGCCGAAGACCTGACCCGGGACGGCATGTCCGGGGACTACTTCCCGCGGCTTTACGATTGGCTCAAAGCCGACGGTTACGCCATCGTGTCGGAGTTGCTGCATACCTTCCCAATCCCGGACGATTACAACCCGGCTACCAACTGCCAGCGCGCGCCGGCTACCAGTTCCACGGCAGAGGCGGTCGCCGCCAGCACCGGAGGCATTGAGCAGGAAATAGCGGAAGCGATTGGGCAAGGTTTGCCGGGCTTCTGTGGCGGCTGGATATCCTCTATTCAACTCGACCGCCTCTTGGAACGCTTGGGGGCAGGCCGCCGCGTTACGCACTCCAAACGCCGGGAAATGCTGCATGTCATGGGCTACGACTGGCACCCGGCATTACATGATGGCCGGGTCAACAACCTTGTACTACCAGACGGAGGCAAGCCGCGCTTGTTCGTGCATAAGGACAGCCCCGCCCGCCACGTGCAAGGGGCCGCGGAGGCCGCCAAAGCCTACGAGCAAGCCAATAACCATAGCCGGGTTCCCTTCCCCCTTACCGGAGCCGCCCATGCGTGAACATCGCCCACATACGCATAAAAAGTGCGGCTTTTGCATGCGACCCAACATCATCCGGTCGAAGCCGCACGAGACACGCGCCGGCTATCCCATTTGCCCGGACTGTGTGGCGGAGTGGGCTAAATGTTTTCCAACGCCCCAGCAGGGGTAACTATTTGAGGAGTACCAAGCATGACAAAATATTACATTGGCATTAAGCACGTAATAGCCTGGCCGCAAGAGAAAGACGGCGCCCCAAGGATGTGTTTGAAGCCGCGCATCTATTGCAGGGGGACGACCCTACCCGGATCACGGAAGAAGTTGTCGACGCGTTCATCCTCGGCCACGATGGCTCCCGCATGGGCAACCATAGCGTCGTGTTGGCCAAGCTTTGCAACGGTTTCACTATTGTCGAGGAAAGCGCCTGTGTCGACCCGGCCAATTACGACCAAGCCCTTGGCGAAAGCTACGCGCTGCAGAAGGTTAAGCGCAAGGTGTGGGAGTTCCTGGGCTTCCTCCTGGCCACTGCCCGCAACGGCGTCAACCGTGAGCTGAGCCCAGCCGAACAGTTGCCGCCGCACCAATTCCGCATGCTGAAGGAAAAGACCGACCTTGACCTCAAGATAATGGGCCGGGTGAGTTTTATGGAGGGCTACCGCTTTGCATCTGTCGACCCGGAAGAGCAACAGCGTATGAGGGAGCAAGCAAACATTATGCGCGCCTATTCCGACGTCCTTGAACATCGACTCATGGCCGCGATATAATAGCCCGTCACCTTTCTGCAAATTTAGCCCGCCCTGTGCGGGTATCTTTTTGTTGACGTAGATAAATAATTTATCTATAATTCGTTCATCAACTCAACGGAGCGCAACAAAATGAAACAGTTTGAAGCCGGTAAGACTGTTACAGCAACGGTACGCAGCGAGCAAAAGACCTTCCGGGTAGGCGAGTACGACGGCCCCCCGATGATTACCGCGGCTTAACAAAAGGCGGACGAAACGCCATATTGTTGGTAAAGGCCCGCCAGGCATCGCGGGTCGTATGCTCGTTAGAAAAGTCGAGGGCGTATGTGTAGCCTCCATATAACACCTTGAATTGCTCTTTTCGTAGCGGTGTGCCGTCCGGCAAAATGACCCGCATTGTCATCAAATTAAATGACAGCCCCTCAAAAATGACGGGGATATTTTCCGCGCTTATAAATGTCGACTTGTTCACTTCCGTACCTCCGGCTCAAGCATGACTTTACCAGCAGCGTACGCGGCGTCGACATCTTCAACCGGTACTCTGACCTTGATTTGATACGTCTCGCGGGACACCTGTTTTTGCCAATAGGGCCAGGGGTTGACCGCCTCCGGGTCGATGTCAGGGAGGCGCAAAGCAACAAGCAAGTCGACAAAAGACTTTATATTCTGTAGCCCGGATTCCTTGGTAAACAAATAAATTTGCTTTGTTTTGGTAGCAACTTCCTCCCGTTGAGATGCGCCGCCAGCGTGTTTTATAGATGCCATATTTTTAAGACACGTCGAACAGGCGCCGGAATCCACATACCTGTCGGCGCGATGGCCATGCTTGCACGGGCGACCTGTGTCGTACTTCTTAAGACCCGCCGCCGCCGCCTCCTTCCTTTCCATGCGTTTACCCTCCTAAATCTATATGCTAGTTCAAATTATACGATGATAATTTAGATTTTACCACCCCAGTGCGACACCTCCCCGCGCGCTGCAGTCCTTTACAGTATACGACGTTATTTAGACATAGATATCTATATGTACATGTAGACGTATTGGTGTACAGCGTTATATTTATTAAAGGGTATAGGGGTATAACGAGAGTAAACATATAGTAAACAAAGGTTTATAATACCACCCCATGACAATTGCTTAGAATTATACTTAGGGTATCGGGGAGTTGCCCCGTTGTGGTTGGCAATGTGGGTTCTATTGGTCTACACTCCCGCGCTATGACTCCGAAAGAAACCCTTTTTGTTTCAGAGTATTGCGTCGACATGAATGCGACGAAGGCCGCCGTTCGTGCTGGATATTCTGAGAAGACGGCAGGCCAGCAGGGGTCGGCCATGTTGAAGAAACCAGAAATAGCCGCCGCCGTGTCCGAGCATCTGAAAAACTGCCAGGTACGGAGCGAAATAACGGTCGAGGCGATACTTCGGCGTTGGTGGGAGATTGCGAACGTCGACGTCAACGAGCTGGTCGAGGTACGACGCGAATGCTGTCGGCATTGTTGGGGCGCTGGCCATGCGTACCAATGGACCGAAGCGGAATACATGCGCGCCGTCGACGTAGCTGTGAGGTCCGGCAAGCGCGCCCCCGACGGCATGGGCGGCTTCGGGTTCGACGCCAACCGCACGCCCAACCAGCACTGCCCGGAATGCCACGGCAACGGCTGGGAGCGCGCGCATATCCATGACACCCGGACGCTGTCGCCCGCCGCACGCCGGCTTTACGCTGGCATCCAGAAGACGAAAGACGGCTTCAAGATCATGATCCGCGACCAAGATGCCGCGTTGACCAACCTGGCGCGCTATTTCCAAATGTTCGAAGAGAAGCCCAAGGCCGCCGACGTTGGCCTGGCCGAAGCCCTTAAAACCCTTGCTGAGAGGTTACCCGTATGACTGAGCGTTACAATGATAAGACGAACCCGGAGGTCGTTATGGTTGCCTACATGGTGCCGTCCGTCTGCCATGTGGCTGTCGCCCGTGTGTTTGGTGTGTCTCCACGCTGCCCGTTGGCTGGCCTCCTCAACCGCAAGGCGCAAGCCTTCCACATGATCGAGGTGACACAATGACGACGGTCGCCTTTGACGGCCGCACGATGGCGGCAGACACCTTGGCCACGGATAGCTGGGGCATGAAGGAGCGGGTCGACGACAAGATTCTCCGCGGCCAAGGCTTTCTGGTCGGCACCGCTGGCCAGAATGGCGCAATTAAGCGCTGGTGGGCGCAGGTTTGCCAACTCGATTTGGAGCATGTATTGGATTACGGATATCCGTCCTTTGACGCCGACCGCGACGATCCTGCCATCATGCTTACCAATGGGCGCGATATCTGGCGCCATGTTACCGGCGGATTCTTCCATGTCTCCCGCGGCTTCCATGCGGTTGGCTCCGGCCGAGACTATGCGTTGGCGGCCATGCACCTGGGTAAGAGTGCCGAGGAGGCGGTACGTATCGCCATGGAGTTTGACCACGGGACCGGCGGCGACGTGCTTACCCAATCGCTACACGAGCTGCCCGCCATTACGGACGCAGAGCAGGTCGACTTCATTGCGGCGGGGGCTTGCGTAGTGCTTGCGGTTTTGAATGGCGTCGACCGCTGGCGTTGCCTTTACGATATCGACCGAGTCGGCGAAGGCGGGACCATGCGGGAGGCCATCGACGATGCTATCCGCGCGCAATAGCCTACTGTTGGCGGCCATCGTCACCTCCCCCGTCGCCCCGGCGCTGTCCGTCCTCCTCTTGCCGGTTGCGTCTGTCATATGAGCGCCGCGCCCCCGGCAAGCGTTCAGGACGTGGCGCGCTGGTATCCCTTGACAGAGCATCCAACGCAACGGGCTCTCGTTGACGACAAGGTGCGCTTTAAGGTCGTACCGGCCGGGCGGCGCTCAGGGAAGACGGAGCGGGCCAAGCGTTTCATTGCTCGGGAGGCCATGCGGGAGCCGGGCTCCTATTTTGTGGCCGCCCCGACCCGCGATCAGGTTAAGCGTATCTACTGGCAGGACTTGAAGCGCCTTTGCTTTACCTCCATGATGCCTGAGAAGCCCCGGGAGACTGAGCTGATTATCCCGTTCCCCAACGGGTCGACGCTAAGTCTGGTCGGCTTGGATCAGCCCCAGCGCATGGAGGGCATCATCTGGACCGGGGGCATAATTGATGAGATTGCGGACGTCCACGACACCGCCTGGCCGGAGAACATAAGCCCGGCGCTTGATACCATTGACCCCCGGCGGCCGGACTTCCGCGCTTGGTGCTGGCTTATCGGCGTTCCCGACGGCCTGAACCATTACTATGATTTGGCGGAATACGCCCGCACCGGCAACGACAAGGACTGGAAGCTTTACACGTGGAAGAGTTCGGACATTCTCCCGCCCGACGTGATTGAGGCGGCAAAGCGCCGCATGAGCCCCCGGCAGTATCGGCAGGAATACGAAGCCAGTTTCGAGACCGCGAGCGGTCGTATTTATGAGGACTATGGGCCATGGAATTACACAAACGAAACGATAGGGCCGCATGAGCAACTGATGTGGCACCATGACTTTAACTTTACGCCGCTGTCCTCCGGCGTGGGCGTCAGGCGCGGCGACGCGTTCTATATCCTCGACGAGATTGTGTTGCAATCCGCTGTGGCCAGGCAGTCCGCTATAGAGTTCGTCGAGAAGTACAAAAACCATTTGAACCGCTCCGTCATAATCTACGGTGACCCGGCCGGGCGAGCTGGCGAAAAGCACGGGCACGCCAGCGACTACACCGAAATGGAGCAAGTGTTGCGCTCTGCAGGGTGGACCGTTACCCGCAAGGTAAAGAACGCAGCGCCGTCCATCAAGGACCGGCAGAATGCGGTACGCGCCAAGATACGCAACGCCGCCGGGGAGTCCTCGTTGTTCGTCAATCCGGAGCGGGCCAAGTATGTCCACAAGGGCTTCGCAACTGTGCAAATCAAACAGGGCTCGACCTTCATTGAGGTCGACAGCGAGTACCAGCACATAACCACGGCGGTCGGCTATTGCGTCGACTATGAATGGCCAATCCGGTACGATAAGCCCCAGCCTGCCGCCGCCCCCGTGGCGACGACCAACCATTACGCCAAGCGAGGTTAACCCTATGGCACGCATGACCAAAGAAGAACGCTTAACCCGCGTCCATGACGAGGCGCTAAAGGAATTTGAAACGATCCAAAGCGCACTCCGCGACGAGCGTCTGCAGTGTCTCCAAGATCGACGCTTCTATTCCATCGCCGGGGCGCAATGGGAGGGGCCGTTGGGGCAGCAGTTCGAGAACAAGCCGCGCTTTGAGGTCAACAAAGTCCACCTTGCCGTTATCCGGATCATTAACGAGTACCGGAATAACCGTATCTCCGTGAACTTCACGAGTAAGGCGGGCGAGGACCGGGACGACCTGGCCGAAACGTGCGCCAGCCTCTACCGTGCCGACGAGCAGGACAGCACCGCAGAAGAAGCCTACGACAACGCCTTCGAAGAGGCGGTCGGCGGCGGCTTTGGCGCTTGGCGTCTTCGGGCTGAATACGAGGACGACGAGGACGAGGACGACGAGCGCCAGCGTATCCGGATCGAACCAATTTTTGATGCCGACGCGTCCGTCTTCTTTGACCTTAACGCCAAGCGCCAGGACAAGGCCGACGCCAAAGCCTGCTATGTGCTGACCGCCTACAGCCGGGACGCCTACAAGGAACAATGGGGCGACGATCCGGCATCATGGCCAAAGCAGGTACATCAACGCGCCTTCGATTGGCTCACGCCCGACGTCGTCTACGTTGCCGAACTCTACCGTGTGGAAGATGCGTCCGAATATATCCATTGGTATCGCAACCAACTGGACGAAGAGAAGAAGGTACGCGACGCAGACTTTGAGAACGACGAAACGTTGGAGGAAACGTTGGCGGCCACGGGTTGGCGCGAAGTCCGTCAACGGAAGATCAAGCGCCGCCAGGTGCATAAGTACGTCATGAGCGGGTCCAAGGTGCTGGAGGATTGCGGCATCATCGCCGGCCGCTGTATCCCCATTATTCCCGTCTACGGCAAACGTTGGTTTGTCGACAACGTGGAGCGTTGCATGGGGCATGTCCGCTTGGCCAAAGACCCCCAGCGCCTCAAGAATATGCAACTGTCAAAGCTCGGGGAATATGCGGCTTACTCTGCAATCGAAAAGCCGATATTTACCCCGGAGCAAATCGCCGGTCATCAGCAGATGTGGGCCGACGACAATATCAAGAATTACCCGTACCTCTTGGTCAACCAGCTCACGGACCCCAACGGCAACCCGGCCGCCATCGGCCCACAAAGTTACACCAAGGCGCCGGATATTCCGCCAGCTATGGCGGCTCTCTTGCAGGTTACAGAGCAGGACATGCAGGACGTATTGGGCAACCAGCAAGCCGGCGAGCAGATGCAACCAAACCTTAGCGGCAAGGCCGTCGAGTTGATCCAAAACCGGTTGGACATGCAGACGTTTATCTATGTCTCCAACATGGCCAAGTCGATCAAGCGGTCGGGCGAGGTGTGGCTATCAATGGCCAAGGATATCTTTGTCGAAGATGGCCGGAAGATGAAGGGCGTCGGCTCGCAAGGCGAGGTCGAACAAATCGAACTTATGCGCCCCATGGCACAGGAAGACGGGTCGACCAAGTTGGAGAACGATCTTAGCGACGCGGACTTTGACGTCGCCGTCGACGTTGGTCCGTCCAGTTCGAGCAAGAAGAACGCAACCGTTCGCGCCCTCACTGGAATGATGCAAATTACGCAGGATCAGGAAACGTTACAGGTGCTTGGCGCCATGGCCATGATGAACATGGAGGGCGAAGGCATCAGCGAAGTCCGGGACTACTTCCGTAAGCGCCTAATCCACATGGGCGTCGTCAAGCCTACCGACGACGAAATGGAAGACCTCGTGAAAGAGAAGCAAGCCCAAGCCGACCAGCCGCCGGACGCAAATACGCAGTTCCTCCAAGCCTCCGCCGACCAAGCCTCCGCGGAAGCCGTCAAGGCCCGCGCCGACACGGTGCTTACGATCAACAAGGCCAGGGAGTCGGAGGCAAAGACCATGGAAACATTGGCCGGCATCGACCTGGCGCAACGCGACCAACTTATCCGCGCCGCTGAATCCTTGGGTCAACCGCAGGGAATGGGGTAATATTTCGCAACGGCGCCCGCCCGGCCGTCTCTATCGGGTGAGTTTTGAATGGGGTTAGCTATGAAGAAACCGGCAGTATTGACGCTTCTTATGGGACTTTTGTACCGTGTGCACCAGGCTTTGTTCCGGTATCAGGTGCGAACGGGCATAATTCTTTGCGTTGTCGAAGGCGAAGAGGAAACCGTCGAAGGTGAAACGGGCGAAGAGGAAACCGGGACCGCCGCCGGCACCGAAGAGGAACCTGAAGACGAGGTCGTCGTAAGTATCGGGGACGAGTCGCCGCCGTCCGAAGAGGAAGAAGCCGCCCACGCTCCCGAATGGGTCCGTGAGTTGCGCAAGAATCACCGGGATTTGGTCAAGCGCAATCGTGAGCTTGAGGAACAGGTAAAAGCAAAGACGGAGCCGGCAACCGCCGCCCCGACCCTTGGCGCTAAGCCTACACTCGAAGCCTGTGATTACGACGCGGAAGCCTTCGAAACCGCGTTGACCAAATGGTACGAACAGAAGCGCCAAGTCGACGAGCAGAAAGCCAAGGCGGAAGCCGACGCCAAAGCTCAGGCCGACGCCTGGAATGCTAAGCTGGCTTCCTATGCGGACGCAAAGACTAAACTCAAGGTCAAGGATTTTGAGGAGGCAGAATCGACCGCCCAATCCGCGCTCAACCCTACCCAGCAAGGAATCATTCTGCAGGGTGCGGAAAAGCCGGAGATGTTGATTTACGCGCTTGGCAAGAATCCGACAAAGCTCAAGGAATTGAGCGCCATTACTGACCCCGTGAAATACGCTTTCGCGGTTGCCAAACTGGAGACACAATTGAAAGTTACGCTGCGGAAAGCCCCGCCCCCGGAAAAGGTCGTGCAAGGCACTGGCCCCAAGTCCGGTACGGTGGACTCAACTCTTGAGCGCTTACGCGCTGAGGCCGAAAAGACCGGGAATTACACCAAGGTCATGGAATACAAACGGTCGAAGCGCCAGGCGTAACCAACCCAATCCGATAGGAGATTTTCACAAATGAAGCGCATTTACAACGCTTTGACCTATGCCAAGCTTTACATGCTGGCCATGGTCGTTTGGGCCGGGGAGACTATCCGCCGCGCCTTGTTCCTGCACATGCACCGTAACGGCATGGTGCTGGCCGCCAACGCCTTCAACAAAGAAGAACGTGTCGCCTTTGAGAACATTTTGGAAGGCTTCCAAGATGCGCTCGTGCTGTCTCGTGCCGCGTCCGTCTATAGCACTGACGGCATGGAAATGGAGCGAGCGGCCGACACTATTTGGCGCCCGCAACCTTATGTTGCGCAGTCCTTTACCGGCACTGACATGACGTCGAATTTCAAGGACTACACGCAATTGTCCGTTCCGGCGTCGTTGGGTTTCTCCAAGTCCGTACCGTGGACCCTGACTGCCAAGGAATTGCGCGACGCCCTGCAGGAGCAACGCCTGGGCGACGCCGCGAAGCAAAAGCTCGCCAGCGATATCAACGTCGCGCTTATGGCCGTGGCCGCCAACCAAGGCTCCCTCGTGGTTAAGCGTACCGTTGCCGCCACCGGCTTTGACGACGTCGCGCTGATGGACGCCATCATGAACGAGCAAGGCATTCAGTCCTTCGACCGATATGCCGCGTTCAGTTCCCGCGACTACAACAACATGGCCAGCAACTTGGCAGGTCGCGGCACGATGCAGGGTAAGCCGACCAACGCTTACGAAAAGGCGTATGTCGGCAACGTTGCCGGCTTCGACACATTCAAGCTGGACTATGCTAACCGCCTGACGGCCGCCGCTGGCGTAACTGTTACCGTCAACGGTGCGAATCAGTATTACACCCCCAAGGCAATCAGCACCGCCAGCACGGGTGAGGTTAGCAACGTCGACAACCGCTTCCAGACGATCACCATTGGCGTCGTTTCGGGCACAGTCAAGGTCGGCGACGCCTTTACCATTGCTGGCGTCAATGCGGTCCACCATATCACCAAGCAGGATACGGGCCAACTCAAAACATTCCGCGTTAACGCCATCGTTACCGGCGGCGGCGGTGCGGGTACTATCCAGATCACCCCTCCGATTATTTCGGCTCAGGGCGCAACCGACGCGGAACTGGAATACCAAAACGTTACGGCCACCCCGGCCAACGGCGCGGCTATTACGTTCCTCAACACTGTGGCCGCCAACGTGAACCCCTTCTGGCAGAAAGACGCGCTTGAAATTCTCCCGGGCCGTTACGCTGTACCGGAGGACGCCGGCACCGCAGTTATGCGCGCCAGCACCGACCAAGGTATTGAGCTGGTAATGCAGAAGTTTTACGATATCAACACCATGAAGACGAAGTACCGTTTGGATACTCTCTTCGGGGTCGTGAACAAGCAGCCGGAAATGTCCGGGATTATCCTGTTTAGCCAGGTATAACCAACGACGACCCGGGGGCTTAGGCTCCCGGGCCTTTTGGAGTGTACGCAATGAAAAATGCAACGATGCTTTATCGGGCGCCAGGCCCGCACGAAATCCACGGGGGGCACTTCGACACGTTGGTCGTCGACGCTGACGAAGAAGGTGTCGTCAACGCCGCCTTGGCTGATGGTTGGCACCCGACCACGCCGGACGCGCTCAAGGCGCTGCAGGTAGACGAGGAAAAGGACTCGAAGACCCGCGCCAAGGCAGAAGCCAAGGCCGCCAAGGACACCGCCGACCAAGCCATGGCCGACGCCAAGGCGCTGGAAGAAGCCGCCGCGGAAGCCCTCAAGAACGTCGGGGCATAAGCCATGGGATGGACGAAGCGACAGCTAGTTGCGCAAGCTTTTGAAGAAATCGGCTTAGCGGCCTATGTCTACGACCTGACGCCGGACCAAATCCAAAGCGCTTTGCGTCGCATGGATGCCATGGTCGCCGGCTGGAATTCCAACGGCGTGCGCATTGGCTATTCGCTTCCGTCCAATCCCGACGACTCCGATCCCGACGTCGACTCCGGCGTTCCCGACTTTGCAAACGAGGCGCTATTTCTCGGGTTAGCTGTCCGCTTGGCTCCGTCCTACGGGAAACAGGTCGCCGCCGAAACCAAAGCGTGGGCCGACGCCGCTTACAGCAATATGGTCAATCAAGTCGCCGTGCCGACGCCTGAGCGCCAGACGCCCAATACGTTGCCCCGCGGCCAAGGCTCCAAGCCGTGGCGCACCGTCAACCAGCCATTTATGCGCACGCCGGAAGACCCGGTCGACGCTGGCGGCGACGGCCCCATCATTTACGAATAGGAGCCAGCAATGTCCACAATCAACCAACTCAACGCGGTCGACTCGCTCAGTGTGGCCGACCTTGCCGTTATCTATTCCTCTAACAACGGGGACGCCCGCAAGGCGTCTTTGTCCCTGTTGGCCGCATTCATCCAATCGCAGATTACCGCCGCCGACGACAAGGTTACACAATACGCCGCCCCCAGCGCGTCCGGCTTCAACATTCAAGTCAACAATGCGGGCGAAAACACTTGGTTGGTGCTGACGCCGACCGGCGGCTTTGCCGCGGGTACGCTGACCCTCCCGGCGCTGGCCAATGTGTTGGACCGCCAGGAGCTTTTGGTCAACTGTACTCAATCCATTGCCGCCCTTACCATTGCGGGCAATGGGGCAACCGTCACAGGTGCACCGACAACCATGGCCGCAAATGGCTATTTCCGTCTTCGCTTTGATACCATCACCGACACTTGGTATCGTGTTGGCTAATTAGGAGCCCTCCATGTCTTCAGAATCCCCATTCCAGCCGCGCCGCGGGGCCAATCAGAAAGTTACCGCGACGACGGCGTCTCAAACGATTGTATGCGGCAAGGGCAATCACGCTATCCGGATTGTTAACCAAGGGGCAGTGTTGGGCTATTTCGTCACCTTCAGCAGTACGGACGAGCCGGGCAAAGTATGCACGGTCAACGAGACTCCGGTCGCAGTCTCCGGCGGCGCTGGGTCTGTGCTGGTTATCGAGAAGCCTTTGGAGTATGATTCCATTGCCTACTTGGCCGACTCGACGACCACAATCATGCACTTTCAGCCAGGCGAGGCGGCAGCCTAAATGCAAATCCCCGTTCTCAACGGGATTTACACCGACGCGTCGGGGGAGTTCCGCACCTCCTACCCGCGCAACCTCGTGCCGGTCCCAAAAAAGCAGGGCATTTCTAACGGCTATCTCCGACCGGCCGACGGGATTGCTTTGTTGGCGACTGGCCCTGGGGTTGATCGGGGCGGTATAAATTGGAATGGGGTTTGTTACAGGGCCATGGGCTCCAAGTTGGTAAAGGTCGACGCGGCCGGCACGCTTACCGTAATCGGGGATATTGGCGGCACGACTACCCCTGTAAGCTTCGACTACTCCTTCGACCGCTTGGCTGTGGCTAGCGCCGGCAAGCTGTGGTACTACGACGGCACGACGCTTGCGCAAGTCACCGACACGGACCTCGGGACCACGCTTGACGTGCTGTGGGTCGACGGCTACTTCATGACCACGGACGGCACGTCGCTTGTGGTAACGGAACTGACGGACCCATTCAGCGTTAACCCGCTCAAGTATGGGAGCGCCGAAGTTGACCCGGACCCTATCAAATGCCTTTTGAAATTGCGCGACGAGGTTTGCGCAGTTGGCCGCTATACGGTGGAAGTCTTCGACAATATCGGCGGATCACTCTTCCCCTTCTCCCGTAATGCTGGCGCGCAAATGGTACGCGGGGCAATCGGCACCGACGCGGCGTGCATCTTCTCCCTGACTACATACAACGGCATCGCCTTTTTAGGAAGTGCCCGCAATGAGCCGCCAGCCGTGTGGTTTGGCGTCAACGGCATCACTACGCCGCTGTCGACCCGCGAGGTCGACACCATTCTGCAGGGGTACACGGAGGCGCAACTGTCGACCGCGGTACTTGAGCCCCGGATGGACAAAAATCACCGTCTGTTATACCTACACTTGCCCGACCAGACGTTGGTATATGACGCAAGCGGCTCCGCTGCAGTGGGCGAACCCGTTTGGTACATTCTTACATCAAGCCTTGTCGGCAAGGGGCAATACCGCGCCCGGGGTTTGGTATGGGCGTATGACAAATGGATTTCCGGCGACCCTACGGGTGCCACGGTCGGCGTATTCGTCGACAATATTTCCAGCCATTACGGCACCGCAAACGGTTGGGAGTTCGGCACCGTGGTCGTCTACAATGAGTCTGCAGGGGCCATCTTCCACGAGGTTGAACTTATCGCCCTAGCCGGCCATGTGGCATTGAACGTCGACCCCACAATCTGGACCTCTTACTCCCTTGACGGCGAGACGTGGAGCCAAGAGCGCCCCCGTAGCGCCGGCAAGCAGGGGCGGCGCGCCGCTCGCCTGAGTTGGTTGCAACAGGGCAACATGCGGAATTGGCGAATTCAGCGCTTCCGCGGCACGTCGGATGCCCATTTGTCTATTGCTCGCATTGAGGCGAAGATAGAAGGGCTGGCGGTTTGATATGGGCGCGTTAAAAATAAGCCGCCAACAGCTCCAACTGTTTCTCCCGACCCCGGAGCTTATCCGGGCGTTTGAGGAGCTATTCACTGAGGTCGGCGAGGTTGCTCCGACGAACATCGACGAGCTATTGCAACAACTCGGAAGCGGGCGCCCGCCGAATCTAACGCCAATCCTCAACAAATTAGAGGAAATCCAGCTACTTTTGGCCGCACGCCAGCCCAATTTAACCGATATTCTCCGTCGAATTGAGAAAATCGAATCTTTTCTAGGGATTTAACGCCATGGCGCTCACATTTGGCAAGCTTTTTGGCTCCAAGCAGGTCAACAATGCCGCCCCCGATACGCTTTTCATTGCGCCAGCCAGCCCCGCGAACAGTATCGTGCGGAATGCCCGTATTCGATTTGCCAATACCACAGTGGGGGCGGTAACTGTCAAAGCATGGGCGGTGCCAGTGAGCGGCTCCCCCGGAGATGCGAACGTTATGCTTCCGACGACCTCTATTCCCGCCAACAGCTATATTGACGTCGACGTACCGGCGTTGTCCGCTGGGGATTTCGTGCAGGCACAGGCCGGCGCCGCGTCTTCCATCACGGCGTTGAATATCGACGGGTTTGTGCAGAGCTAACCCCTTTACCACGGGGGCAAAATGCGGGGATAATGGGCGCGCTGAGTACCTTTTGCGCGTCCGGCCGCGCCCTACCCTGAAAAGGAGAAATCCCCGTGAAAAACTTCCTACGCATTGCGTCCGGCGTCGATACCGCCCCGCTTCTTCTCGCCATCCATCGCCTAGCCAAAATGGGCGACGTGTGGAAGGAGGACACTTACTTGCGGGACTATCCGCAAGGGCCGTTCGGCGACACTGAAAGCGTTATTTTGCGCTTCCCTCCCCGTTCCGTGCATCAGACGGAAGAGGCATTGGCGCAACACTTGGCGAATTTCGATCAACATGAATGTCAGGATTACCCGATTTTTAAGCAGATTCCGGAAGCACGGGGGCTTATCTTCAACCTAATGGCCGCTGTGCAAGGGGAGCGCCTGGGTCGCTGCATTATCAACAAACTCAAGCCGGGCGGCCAGATTTATCCGCACCCGGATACCGCCGCGCATGCTGAGTATTACGACCGCTTCCATATCGTCCTGCAGGCCGCTGTCGGCTCGCTCTTCACGTGTGAGGACGAGCAGGTCAACATGCGGACGGGGGAGGTCTGGTGGTTCAATAACCGCCTGATGCATGACGTTGTGAACAACAGCGCCGACGACCGTATCCATTTGGTCGTCGACATTCGCACGAGCAAGCCGGCATGCTGACCTGCCAGGTCGAGTCGTTCACGGAGCGGTTGGGGGAATTCCGGCCGCTTTTTCCGCTGCATTGGGATGAGTTGGCGCTTAACAAAGACAAAGTGCCACTCGACCCCCAATATGAGATTTATTTGCAGAGGGAAGCCCGCGGGGAATTGATCTTTGTCACCCTCCGTGAACTTGGGACGCCAGTCGGCTACTTTATCGGCTTCATTGCCCCCGGCCTGCATTATCGTACTTGCCTGACATGCACTATGGATATTTTCTACGTGCACCCAGCCAAGCGCGGCGGTCGCGGCGGTATCAAGCTATTCAAGTTTGTTGAGATGGAATTGCGGCGCCGGAGGGTCGACCGTTGGTTCGTAGGCTCCAAGTGCCACGCCGACGCAAGTTGGCTTTTTGAAATCCTGGGGTTTGACCGTGTGGAGGTCTATTACTCCAAGTGGTTGGGAGACTGATATGGTAGCCGCCGCCGTAGTAGGTGCAGCCGTTGTCGGGGGAGTAATGTCTTCCGGGGCGCAATCTGACGCCGCCCAAAGTGCCGCCGACGCTCAAATGAATTCGACCAATACGTCAATTGCAGCTCAACAAGCGCAGTTTGCCGCAATGAAGGAACTTTTGAAGCCTTACGCCGACGCGGGCGTTGGTTCGCTCAAAGCCCAACAAGATATGTTGGGGCTGAACGGCAACGACGCACAGGCGGCGGCAATGAACTCTCTTCAAAATTCGTCGCAGTTTTCCGCGCTGGCAAAGCAAGGGGAAGGGGCAATTTTGCAAAATGCGTCGGCCACAGGTGGTCTACGTGGCGGCAATGTGCAAGGGGCGTTGGCTCAGTTCCGGCCCGCCCTGTTGTCCCAAATGATTAACGACCAATATTCTCGCCTTGGGGGCATTACGTCCATCGGGCAGAATGCCGCGGCAATGTCCGGGAATGCAGGCATGCAATCGGCTAACTCAATCTCCGCGCTATTACAGCAACAGGGGGCGTCGCAAGCCGGCCTTGCGCTGGCCCAAGGGCAAAGCCAGGCGGGAATGTGGAATACGCTGGGCGGCGCTGTGGGCACCTTCGCAGGCATGGGCGGCTTCGGTAGCACAGCCGCCCCAGCAAGCACGGTCGCCGGCTTTGGCGGTAGCGGTTTAGGCGGCGGCATTACCGGGAGCATGTTCTAAATGGACCCTATCAACTACCAATTGAATGTGAAGTCCCCCATGGAGGCCACGTTGCAAGGTTTCCAAGGGGGCTTGGCTATCAATCAGGCCATGCAGCAACAGGCCCTCCAACAGCAGGCCATCAGGCAGCAACAGCAGCTACAAGTGGACCTTGCCGGGCTGGCCAGCAATCCCAATGCCGGCGCCAAGGATTATGCGGCCATGATGACGAAATACCCGCAACTTGCGGACCATTTCAAAAAATCGTGGGACGTATTGAGCGGCGACCAGCAACAAGCGAAGCTCAGTCACTCGGTGCAGGTTTACAGCGCATTGCAGGCGGGTAAGCCTGAGATTGCCGTCGACCTCCTCAACAAGCAGGCGGATGCCTACAAGAACGCCGGACAGCAGGACGACGCCGACGCTGCGACTCGTTTGGGGCAATTCATTACAGGCGCTCCGGATCAGGCCAAAACAACCGCCGGGCTCATGCTGGCGTCGGTCATGGGTCCGGAAAAGTTTGCGTCGACCTTCTCAACCCTTGGCGACCAGCAGCGCGCCCAAGAGCTACAGCCAGGCAAGGTTGCGCAAGGTACGGCAGAGGCAACTATCAAACAGGCGGAAGCCCGCAACACGCCGCAACGCCTGGCGCTGGAAAGCCAATACAAGGGCGCCCAAATCAGAGACGTCGACAGCAACATAGCAACGCGTGCGGGGCAATTGGGGTTGGACCGGGACAAGCTGCAAAGCGACGTGGAGATGAAACTCTACGAGCTGAACCAGAAAAATAACCAGCTTGACGACGGCGCAAAAAAGATCATTAACGACTCGACGGTCGCCAGTGTGGCCAGCACGCAGGCGTCGGGGCAAATGCTTGATCTTGCGACCCGGCTGGAAAACAACGGGGGCGGCTATGGCGCACTGTCCAGCGCGTCCGAATGGCTGAAGAACGCGACCGGCAATCAGGATGCGCTGACGCAAATGCGCCAAGAATACGCCCGTATTCGCAACAATCAGGCGGTAAAAATGTTGCCCCCTGGCCCGGCGTCCGACAAAGACATTGCTATGGCCATGCAAGGCTTCCCCAAGGAAACGGCAGATGCTGCGACAATGGCGTCTTTCCTGCGTGGCATGGCCAAGCTGAACCAATACACGGCGGCCACGGAGAATGCCAAGAGCGAATGGGTCAACGCAGTTGGACACCTGGGCAAGCCAAAGCAGGATATTAACGTCGGCGGCGTCAATGTGCCGGCGGGCTCTACGTTTGCGGACTTCGCCAGCAAGTATGTCGCAAAGCAGGCCGGCGCGCTTGGCGTGCAGCAAGGTCAACAGCAGGTTCCCCAACGTAGCTACATGAAATATGCCACTCCCGGAGCGCAATAAATGGACACCCCCAACAGCTACCGCGACCCATATTGGGTATCACTTGCCGATAGCACGGGGGACAAGTTGGGCTTGCCGCCCGGCTTGCTGTCCTCAATCGTAACCAAGGGGGAACGCTCCAACCACGACCAAGTATCGGAAGCGGGGGCAAAGACCGTATTCCAGATCATCCCCGGTACGCGCGACGCCGCCCTCAAAAAGTACGGTGTGGACGCCTACCTGAGCCCGGAGAATGCAGCAGAGGTTGCCGGGCGTTTGCTGAAGGATTCGCTCGACCGCAACAAGGGCAACCCTTACGCCGCTGTGGCCGAATACCACGGGGGCACTGATCGAGGCAATTGGGGGCCGAAAACTCGCGCGTATGTGTCGCGGGTAATGGACGTCGCCGCGCCTGCGCAAAGCGCCGCGCCCGCCGCCCCTGTTGCTGGTCAAAGCACGTTTCAGCGCGTGCTATCGCAGCAACAGCAAGCCTCCCCGGCATCCAACGCCATCGCCGCCGTCTACGATGCCTACAAGGCCGGGAAGATGACGCCGGAGGAGGCCGCCGACTTTGAGTCCGACGTCAAGTCCGGCGTTGTCATGCTGCCACGTGGCGCAACCTTGGCAGGTCAACCGGCGCCCGCTGGACCTGCCTCCCCCCCTGAACCGACATTGCTCCCCAAGGCGGTTACGGACGCCTACACTTCCGGCAAAATGACGCCCCAAGAGCGCGCCGACCTTGAGGCAGACATGCGGGCCGGTATCGTCAAACTCCCGCCCACAACGGCCGCGGCAGGTATCCCGACGAACGACCCCAACTGGAAGCCGGCAACGGAGCAAGGCGTTATCCAGCAAGCACCGGAGCCCACATTGGGGCAGAAGGTTGTCGGCGCTGGGGAGGCAGGGCTTACCGCTGTCACCGGAGTTACTGGCGGCACGCTGGGCATGGCAGGCGGCACGGTAAAGGGCATAACGCAATCCATTCTCGACGGCTCGTTCGGCACGCAGCAAGCCGCGCAAATGGTTGAAAATGAGGCCATGAAGGGCGCGGGCGCCATGACTTACGTGCCCCGCACCGCAACCGGCCAGGAGTACGCCCAAAACGTTGGCGACGCCATGCAGCAGGCCATTCCTGTTATGCCCCTGACGGCTGAAATGGGAGCCCTTGGGGCAGGCATGAAGGCGGCTGCCCCCGCCGTTCGAGCGCAAGCCGGAGCCGTGGCCGCCCCTGTAGCGCAAGCAGCAAGCCGGGCCGGGGAAGCCGTGCAGAGTGTGGCCAGCAAGGTCGCCAACGTGGCCACGGGGAAGCCCGCGGTAACGCCTACGCCGGGCACCATGGGAAGCGCGGGCGCCGCCGCGACCGACGTGGCCAGCATGCGCCAGGCCGCCGCCCAAGAGTTGCCCGTACCGGTCGACTTGACCAAGGGCCAAGCGACCCGCGACTTCGATCAATTGCGCTTCGAACAGGAAGCCGCCAAGAATCCGGACATTGGCGGGCCTATCCGGGAACGTGCGGCGGAGCAACATAGGGCTGTGCGGCAATCGTTTGAGGCGTGGATAGACCAGACGGGCGCGGAAGCCCCCGACGTGCGCGGCGTAGGCATCGCCGTCGACAAAGCACTGCAGGCGCGCGCCGCCCGTGATAAGGCCGAAATCCGCGTCGCCTACAAGGAAGCGGAAAAGTCCCCGGAAGCGCTCAACCCGGTCGACCCCGGCTCCTCCGTAAGCATCGGGTCGGGAGACGAGGCGATAAATGGCTCCGTGATTGACTACCTCAACAGCAAACCGACTGGGCTAAAAACTACGGCGCTGACTGACCACGCCAAGCAATACGCCATAAAGCTGGGGGTCGCTGAGCGTTTGGCCGACGGAAGCTTGGCGCCATTGCCGACCAACGTGAAAACAATGGAAGCCCTGCGCCGTGAAATCAGCCAGGCGACCGGGTTTGAGCCGGCAGAAATCCGCGATTCGACCATTCTGAAAAAGATGATTGACGCGCAAACAGAAGATGCCGCCGGCCCCCTCTATACTAAGGCGCGCTCACTCCGGGCGAAGTACGCGGACCAATACGAAAACCGCGCTGTCATTTCTGACCTCATCAACAATAAGCGCGGCATGGCCGACCGCAAAGTGGCGCTCGAAGATGTTTTCGACCGGGTAGTCTTCCGGGGGTCTCTTGACGACATGCGCTACGCTCGCAAAATGCTGCAAACCGGGGGCGAAGACGGCAAGCAGGCGTGGAAGGAAATCCAAGGGCAGGCCGTGCGCTACATCCGGGACGAGGCGACCAAAAATGTGGCACGAGATACCACGGGCAACGAGATGATATCGCCGGCCGCGCTCGACAAGGCGGTGCGACGGTTGGACAGCGACGGCAAACTCGACTACCTGTTCGGGAAGCGTGGGGCGGAGCAATTGCGGGCGGTAAATGACTTGGCTAAGGTAATGTTCACAACGCCGCCGGGAGCTGTGAATACCAGCAATACAGCCTCCGTACTTTTGGCCGCCATGGATATGGCATTGAGCGGTACAGCAGGCATGCCGTTGCCGGTAATGTCTGGTTTGCGTATGATGGCGAAAAACATAAAGGACCGCAAACTGCGGGCACGCGTGAACGACGCGCTCAATACATCTTTTTAATTGGAGTAGCTATGCTAGTCGGCGCACCCCTGGTCAATTTTGTAGGTCTGGACGGGTTGCCGCTACAAAACGGCTACCTCTATTACGGCTCAATCAATCAGAACCCGGAAACCAACCCGGTCGCAATCTATTGGGATGCCGCGCTAACCCAGCCGGCGGCCCAACCAGTCCGCACGTCGGGGGGATGCCCCTCCCGTAACGGTACGCCCGCCAACCTGTATGTCGCCCCCGGCATTGCCTACAGTCTGACCGTCAGAGACAGCCGCAAACGGATTGTATTCGCGTTGCCGGACTCGTCCAATTTCGACGTCGTCGGGGCAGCGTACGCCGCCGCAATTGCCGCCATTCAAGCGACAATCTCCCTGCCGGTTTCGATAGGAAACGGAGGCACGGGGGCGACTACGGCGGCTGGGGCACGTACGGCGCTGGGGCTGGGCACAGCGGCCACAAAGGACGCAGGGGTCGCAGCAGGAAACGCCGTTGTGCTTGACGGTGCCGGAAAATTGCCAGCAATCGACGGCTCACAGCTCACGAATTTGGTAATCAATGACAACAACGCCCCGATCCGACAGACAGTGTCGTTCGGCGTCACCGACGCGAATGGGTACGCCAATACCCTCTCCGCAGGCACGGGGCTGGCGCTAAATTTGGCAGCAACCGCCAAGGCCATGAGAATTGCCTTTGCCAATGGCGCGGTCGACAACGTGGCCACGCTCTCCGCCGACGTTGCTGGCGTAGTCGCCGCCCTTGCTGCAAATAACCTTTCGTACATCAGCGCGGATTATGTGGGCGTCAATTCCGTAACTTGGAATAAAACGCTCGCCCCTGTCCAATACGGAAACAAATACAACCGGGCCGCCCAAGCCCTCATGCATTACGACGGCATCGCCGGCAATACTGCAATGTTGGACGATTTCGGCAACACTTGGACGACCAACGGCGGCGCCCGCCTACAATCGAATCAAGTTAAGTTTGGAGCGACCGCACTTGGCGGCGGCGGCGTGAATAATGTATTAAATGGCACGACCGATTATATTAAGTCGACTGATTTCGCGTCGCTCGGTAGTGGTTCATGGTCTTTGCGGGCATGGGTATATCCGACCGCATTGGCCGCGAATAATAATTTATTTGCTGCCGTTAATGCCGCCGGTTATGGCGCGACATTAAACCTAACAAGCACGGGAAAATTCGCTTGGTATTTATCGTCCACGGGGTCTTCGAATGATTTGGTCAGTGGGGTCGTGGGAACTGGCACCGCAATAACCATAAATACTTGGAATTTTGTCGAATTAACTTATGATGTTGTTTCGGGCGCATATAAAGTTTTTGTTAATGGCGTTGCCGACCCAACCCTGACATTAACCAGTGCGTCTAAAATTTGTGCCATTACCAATATTCAAGTCGGCGGCGCCGTTGTGGCGGGATTCTCCGCATACATTACCGGCTATGTAGATGAATTCGAGTTTCTGCCGTATTGCGATCACCCCAACGGCACGACCTACACGGTGCCGGCGCTAGCTTCTTCTGTTTTGACACAGGGCTATGCTGCCGACTTTTTTAGCATCGTCGATATGGCAATGTATCAGGCGAGCGCAGCATCTCCCGTGGCCGGCACGAATCCGGGATTGACTCAGAAAAACCGGGTATACGTCGGGGAATGTATTACCGCTCCTGCTGCGGTTTCTTCTGTTACTAACTATGCATTCAATGGGCGCTATATCGGTACTATAACGCCGTCACCTTGGGCGACCTCGACCCGTTATTCTGTAAACCACAATGTCGGAATTGCCGGGAAGGGGACGTTTTTTTATGAATGCGTATCTTCAAATAATGGATATAACGTCGGCGATTTGCTTGGAGATGTCGGGATAAACGACTCAACGTCGGCCGGGTATGCAGTGCTTTGTACTTTGGATAAGTCCACGATCAGTCTAATAACTTCCGCGACGGGGTTGCCGTATCTAGTCCCAAAAGGCGGCGGGGGTATATTTTATTTGGGTACATACGGGGCAAGTTGGCGCGCTAAAATGCTAGTAGAAAGAGGGTGGTAATAATGTATTTCATCGACCGAAGCGGAAATTATTACGAGGGCGACCAAGCGTCGCCCCTCGACATTTACGTGCCCCAACGGCCGGCGCCCGACTACACCTGGCGCAATGGCGAATGGCTCCCCTACGAGCCAACAGCGGAGGAACGCTTGGGCTTGCTGGAGCCGGCGTTGCGTAAGCACCTCGACGAGACGTGCGCCTTGCATGGCTTCGACAATTATCAATCCGCTATGAATTGGGCGGGCTTCCCCAATCCCTACCAAGTCGACGCCCACGTGCTGGCGGAATGGGTCGCTGCGTGCTGGGGCGTCCATTTTGATATCATGTCTGAAATCCAAAGTACGCACGCTACCCCTGCCGTGAACGACTACCTCTCCCGCCTCCCGGGGCTTTAATGAAATACGCCGCCCGCCTCGTGCTGTATATCGCCTTCTTCCTTGTGGCCATGGTGCTGGCCCCGTTGCTCCCGGCGTTCGCCGTCATGCGCGAAGGTCCGGTCAACAATGCAAACGGCGTCGGCGTGGAGCCGCGGTTGCCTTCCTGGCTCTTCTGGTTCGATACCTCGACCGACAATAGCCTATGGGGCGACACGGGCTGGCGGACCATGCATTGCCCGGAGTATTGGGGTAACTATTGGGGGATGGTGCTTTGGCTGTGGCGTAACCCGGCGTGCGGCTTCGCTTGGCATGTGGTTGCACATGCGGCGCACATTGGGGACGTCTACACTGTCACTTCCTCCGGGTGTGGCTTGGACTTGGACAAGAGCCACGGACAGCAAGGATGGTTTCTTATCCAAGGTCCACGCGGCGCCTTTCAATATCGCTATGTCAAACAATGGCGCGGCCTGAAATTATGCTTTGAGGCGGGCAATCTCCTCGACGTGTATGTCAAAGACGCCGGAGCGGTTACGCGCCAGCCTTTGGCCCCTCTTATCTTTCAACCTCAAATAAAACAGGCGGCCTAAGAATGCCCGAGAAAGACCCTACAGCTTGGACCGCGGCGACGTGGCTACTTGCGCTTGGAATGGCGTTTGGAGGTGGACTCGTGAACTGGTACGCCAAAATTAAAAGGGGCCACACGCGGGCCTTTAATATCGTGGAGCTAGTGGGCGAAATATTCACTAGCGGTTTTGTTGGGTTGGCGGTCTTCATGGGCTTAGCTGCCATTGAACAGCCTGTCGGCATATGCGCTGCGGCATCGGGCGTTGGCGGCCACATGGCGACGCGCCTACTCTTCGCCGTAGAGCGTGCATTGGAGGCACGCTTGGAAGCCTGGCATAAAGGTGGACGAAAATGAGCAACTTCGACAAAGCGTTCGCAGAGTTGTTGGGGAACGAGGGCGGCTATACGAACAACCCAAATGACCCCGGCGGCGAAACAAATTGGGGGGTTACCTTGGACACCGCGCGGGAGAATGGATACCTCGGGGCCATGAAAGACATGGACCAAAGCGTCGCCAAGGCCATCTATTTCAAACGCTATTGGCTCCCGGCCTTCGACGCGCTACCTTACCCTGTGGCCTTTCAAGTATTCGACGGGGCAGTCAATAGCGGCGTCGGGCAGGCCGTCCGCTGGCTACAGCGCGCCGTCGGCGTTGCGGACGACGGGAAGCTTGGGCCGCTCACATTGGATGCCGTGTCGGCCGCCCCCGTGGCGTCCGTGGTCCTTCTCTTCAATGCCGCCCGGCTGGAATTCATGACCAACTTGTCGACCTGGCCATCGTTCGGCAAAGGGTGGGCACGGCGCATTGCGGGCAACCTCAAGAAAGGGGCGGCATAATGGAATGGAAAGACATAGCGGGGGCCGTAGGTAAGGCCGCGCCGCTCTTGGGTACGCTTTTAGGCGGGCCGGCAGGCGGCGCCCTTGGCGGGCTGGTTGCCGCCGCGCTGGGCACTGAGGCGACGCCGTCCGCAGTAAGCCAAGCCCTGCAGAGCAACCCCGACGCCGCCGTCAAACTGGCGCAGATTGAGAGCGACCAGCGCGTCAAGCTTCAAGAGCTGGCCACGGATCAGGCAAAAGCGGAAATTGCGGCGGCCGGAGAAGTAAATAAGACCATGCAGACAGAAGCCGCGTCGGAGCATTGGCCGACCTACGGTTGGCGTCCAGCCATTGGCTTTGCTGTGGCAATCGCGGTGCTTTTGTCCGTGTTGACAGTCTTTGCGGCATACGGCGCCGCCATCGTCTACAACCGCTCGGAAGGGCTCGCACAACTGCCGGGCATCTTGGCGGCCATCGCCGGCATAATTGGCGTTGTTTCGCCTATTCTTGGCATTGCGTCATGGTATCGCGGCAAGATGCAAGCCGACCCGTCGGTTCCGACAATCAATCGGGGCTGATTCGGTCCAACAGTAGGCGGTACGCCGCCTTCATGCCCTCCGCCCGTCCGCCGTTGGCCTGATAAGTTTTGACCATTTCAGCGGCGACGTCGGGGGGCAACTCTTCCGGAAAACGTAACGGCAAGCGGACGACGACTGGTGCCGTCTTCCGCTTGCCGTGCTGGCAGGCCGGCGGCTCCGGGTCGTTGACGTCCCAATAAAGCCCGCACGCATGGCAAACCATCTGGTCGCTATACTGCACGGCCTTACATACGTGCGGGGCTTTGCGCATGATTACAGGCGTTCCACGAAGGCGAGGAAGAAGCCAAGCGCAGCGCCGGACAGCCCTGCCGCCACGAAATAAGCGGCGCCTTTGACGATCACGCGGACAGCACTACGCCAGCGCGGCGTCGGTGTATGGAGGTCGAGGCGGGCATGGGGGCCAAGCGCTTGGCGGATAGTACGCGGGAAGGAGGCGGGGGAGCCGTGCCCGCGGTGGTCATGCCAACTCATTTTGTTTCCCTTTCCATTCTTTATACCAAGTGACCATATAAATGGCGGAGCGAGTAAGGCCGCATTGCTTGGCGGCGGCGTAGGGGGTTAGCCCCTTTTCCGTTACTAGCTTGCGGGCCTTTTTCATTGCGTCGGATACTTTAGCGCCCATTGCTGGCCCGCTTCAGTGCAAGGCGGGTTTCGATAGCCAACGCCATAGCGAATTGCAAAATACTAACCCCGTGCTTACTGGCGTATTTTGTGGCGGCGTCTGCTCCCCAACGGTCAAAATTTTTCGCCGCCCGTACAGCGGCGACGGCCTGCTTTGTAGACTTCATGGGCAACCCCCTTTTTTTGATTATCGAGTCCTTAATATAGCTAAATAAATTATCTATGTCAACGCATAATATCCAAGGTCGCGCAACATCGACTCCGCCTTGTTTAAATACCACTGATAGTCGATATCGTCCGGGAATTGATCCGGCAACGTCATGGCCGGGCGGGCACCATAGGATAGCGACACGGTATTGCCGTTCGTGGCGTAGACAATCAGGCCAGGGGCTTG